AGCTGGAGCTTGATAGCCGCCTTTGCCTGCCATAATCACTCACCCTCTGTAATAGTCTCAATGGTACGGACAACATCATCGTGAAAAGCCCTGCGGCTAGCCACGACATTTGCTTGATGTAAAAACACTTGCTCCATTACATCAAAAAACTTGGTAAAGCTAAGGACTAAATCCTTAATGAGATGGGTGAAGACAGCGACTACATCCCAGAATGTAATCGGTTCATAAAACGCGTCGCTGTCTTCGTTATCCAATTTTTACTTAGCGCCCTTGCTTGAACCTTTGGTTCCTGCTGGTTGTACGCTGTACTTAATGTCAGACTTGCCAGTCTTTGCTGGGCCAGCCTTCTTCTGAATTGCGGTCTTCTGTGTAACAGCAGCAGATGAACCGTGTCCACCTTGCAATGCTGGCTTTGGAACAGATGCTCCGAGCTTTGACTTTGTTGCCATTGTTATTCTCCTATAGGGATTGGTTATCTCGCCAGTAACGTTAGGCTGGTGAGCGTCTGGATAATGACGCAGCAAGCTGCGGCGATCCAGAAGATGATAGGCCAGCGAGTAGAGATTGCAAAGCAGAGCCACCTTGGCCTTGTTGTGGGGCAGGCATACCCATTGGTGGTTGCCCAGGTTGCTGTCCTGGTGCTGGCTGAGCTTGCTCTTCTCCTGGCTGTGGTGCAGGTGCAGGTTCTGGAGCAAATGCTTTAGTGATAATTTCTTCAATAGGGTTGCCGTTTTGGCGGCCCTGAATAACTTTTGCTATTGCTGTAATTACCTTGGATGGGTCACCACCCTGCATAGCAATTTGTGGAAGCGCATTAGCATAAGAAGCAACGGCAGCCATCAGGCTGTCGCGTAATTCCTCTACTTCAACACGCTCTTCTTCTTGGGTAACGTTCATTTCCCACGGCATTTGGCGACGCAAAAAGTCGCGTGAGATAAGCTTATCACCACGGGCCTGCAAGCCGAATACCAATGCACGGTTTGGATCAAGACCAGCCATTAAACCATAGGTCACATCGCAGGAGTAATCTCCCTTAATGTCTTCCTTTGGAGTGTAGGTAATGGCATAAGGAGCGCCAGCGTTAATGCCGCGTACTTCCTTAGTAGCATCACCAAAGAGCTTCTCGTCCATCATAAAGCACAGACGGATAACTTCCTTAAATGTCTCAGCAAAGACAGCTTGCGCAGTCTTGACCTGAGTATCAAAGCCACCCATGAGTGCTTGTACGCCACGACCAGTGACGATAGAACCTGACTGCTGACCAAGGCGGCCTTCTGGATAACGTGAACCAGTGCGCATTTCTTGGTCAAGAATTTCATTCTCTTGGAAAATGCCAGGTGGGATGTTTAGATCCACACGACGAATCTGCTGTGGGTTGGCAGAGCGAATAGTCGCATCTGGACCAATCTCCAGAACGTTAACGTCTGATGGCAAAGCAAATGGTGCTTGTACTGCCTTTTGCGCTGCTTCTAGCGAGAGTGAAGCGAAGCGGGCGCGGGCAACTTGTACCCACATAATGTCATCGAACTGTCCACGCTGATGCTCGTCCGAGTCAACACCTGGACGAAGCGCGATAGCGACAGGAATTTCACCAAGGTCATTAGCAACCTTTGATAAAACAAAGTTGTTGCGCTCTGGCAAGAACAGGACGAGCTGGTCCTTGTCTTGGTAGCGATACATCTCCAGCATGCGCTCAGAGTTGCGGTTCTCGTACTGACCGCGGATGATGTTCTCATGCTCAGGAAAGTCGTTAATCAATTCACGGACTGTCTTGATGTAGCGCTTGCTGTAGGAGATAAGCTTACCAAAGCGGTCAAACTCTGGGTATGCTCCAATAGGCGAGTCAATGCGAATCATTGGTCGCTTATTCTCGTAGTCAGCTTCAATCAAAAATGGAAGAAAACCAAAAGTCAAGTAACGGTCAGCACCTGAGTACATCATGGTCTGAAGGTTGCATGTGTCGCGGTAGCCAGCGGCAATCATGGTGCGCTTGTCGGCACGACGGCGGGCTGCATCCGAGACGGTATTAGTCGTCATGCAGTTAAAGGCAGGAAGAGGTGCGATAACTTCAGCAACGTCGCGAGCTGCAACGTCAATGAAGTTGGCAATCATTGGCTTTGGATAGTCCTCAGAGAACATGCCAGGGAATACCTGGTCAAGCTTACCCTGACGGATAGCCAGCAGATCATCGTAGCGAGTATCGCGAGCGTAGTAATGCGCACGAAGCTTTTTGAGCTTGTCCGAGATTACGTCAATCTCTAGCACTATAAGTACCCCCCGTTAGCCGCTTGCTGTTCTTGTCGTCGTTGATATTCTTCTAGGTTAATTACCTTGCGATTTTCATTCTGCCATCTGGTAGCAAAAGGATTTTTCACAAAGGAGTGGCCGTAAGCACCCGACTGGTTGATGTAGTCACGCATCTGCGTTTCCGCGAACCAGAGGGCCATGCAGCCGTCTTGCTTATTCTTAGTGCCAGGTGCCCACGTGATGAGCTGCTCTATGAGCGACTTAATGCCTTCATTGTCGGACCGTGGCAAATCTATAAGGTTGTTCTTCATGTGCGCACCAAGCTTGTCCATGGTGCCGAATAGTGGTGCCATTGAGGCAACACCAAACTCAGCGTCCATCTTGTTCGCACCTGTATAGTGCTGAACGAGGCGTATGCCGCGTGAAGCAAGGAAGCGGTTAATCTCTTCGTCCATGGTGAGGAACAACTGAAATGCGTTCTTCTCAATCACCCAGACCGATGGACGATACTTGTCTGTCCATTCAAAGATCAACTCGCGAATACGCTGGGGCGTAGGAGCTGGCATGCGTGATGCTTCTAGGATGTACCGCTTGCCTGTTGTCTTGTCGCCTGAGTAGGCGATGGAGAATGTATCTCCCGACATAGCTGGGTCCATAGAGCAGATGGTGTAGCTGCTGCCTAAATGTTGTGGGTGACCAGGCGCACCTGGTAGCAAAGGCCCAATGGCTCGCATGCCCGATACGGAACCGCGAACACACTCAGCCGAAAAGACTGCTTCGCTTTCCACGTCTTGCTGCTGGTAGACCATGGCCCATGTCTTTGGGTCAAGAACACCGCGACGCTTGCGTAGGTTATGTCCATCCCAGCGCGGATACAATCCGTCTGGCCCGATATTCGCATCGTCACCTAACCACGGCTTGTCGCTTCGTGGCCATAGGGTAACCCAATCCTTTGGGTCATCGGCAAATTCAAGAACCGCTGGCATAGCCAAGTATGTCCATGGCGATGTGCCATCTGGATAACGGTCAGGGTTACGCATCTCGCGATATAGGTCAATCGGATCGACGCGAGTACCCACGACAAGAATCTTGCCTGTGGGACCGACACGGGTTAAAACTTCCTGTTGTATCCAGCGAATCTGCTTTTCGTATTCGTTGGCGTTAGCCAAGGTCACGCAGTCGTCCAGAACAATCAAGTCAGCACGTGCGCCGTAAATCTGTCCGCCGATGCCCAGCGCTTGTAGCGTAGGGTCTTTTTCACCCGAGTCGCGCTCTAGGTAAATCGCATCCTGCGTCCACTTATCTGCCGCTTCTTTGTAACCATCGGCAGGAGCGTAGCGACGCTGCAACTCAGCGTAGGCTGGTTGAGTCAGGCGCTGCTTGACAGCGTAGAGAAAGTCCTTAGCCATCGTCAAGGTCTTGGAAACAATCTTGATACGGATGTTCGGATCTATACAGATACGGTAAGTGATGTAGTCGATAGAGACAGTCATCGACTTGGCATGCTCAGGGGGCATGTTCACCAGGACGTAGTTGGGAAAGCCCTCTTCGTAGGTCATGCTGGGGTGAACCCACGCAGGCTTGCCTTCTTCCAACATTGAGATAATGTTGCGCTGGTGGTCAAAGGTCTTGGAGTTGAGGTACTTGGCCCGAAAGTCCTCAAAGCTGATGGACGCGTCTTCGTCGCTAATCACGCCGTCTCGGCGCTGGACGGCGCGAGCTAGGTCAACCGCCTCTTTGAACTGCGCGTCTGAAGCGCGGTAGTACTCATAGGACTTGATGGACTTACCCGTAGCCTTAACAGCATCTGCGATGCTGTAGCCCTTGGTAATCATCTCAACGATGACCTGCTTGGCCTGGCTGGCCGAGATAGTTGAGTCTGGCGCAATCTTGTACTTATTCGCCGATGGCTTAGCCATACATCTCACCTACCCTAAATATCTTGCCGCGACTAGCGCGCGGCCTATGGGTCATCAACCTACGGTTGGTAACCTGACGGGGCGGCTATGCCGACCCTATGGTAATCTTTATGGAAATAACTTAGGGGGCTGGGCGCAGCCCTGCCTGTGGAAAACGATATACCTATGGTCATATATATGATCTATACATACCCAAGCTCCGCTTGGTTACCATAGGTTTATTTAAGGGGGCGTAGCCCCCGTTTTAGCTGTCGGGTTTTTTCCATGCTTACAAAACCCTCTATATATATTAAGGGTCAAAAAACTTGTTTTGTCCCGCTTTTATTCCTGTGAATTACATCACAATATCTAAAGTCAGTATTTTATACTACTTTCAGAAAAAAGATTTTTGTCACATTGGCCCGCAGATCCTATATTTAGAAAAAATTGTTTGGTTGATAGTAATACATAGTCACACTCACTGTTAAAATCCCCCGAGTCGATGATTAGACCTTGCGAGCGCTTTTGTCTACATCTATACCGTAACTTTAGACTTAGACCGAGGATTGAGGCGCTCGGATTGTGCGCGATTGGTGGCTTATCTTGTGTATATAAAGGCTATTGGCTGGCGATTGGTGGTTGATTGGTGGCGTTTCGGGGCTAGTGGGATGACTGTCCCTACACAACCTGCATACAACCCACGGGCTAATCCATGCCCTCGAATAGCTACAAGATTGTCAAAATAATCCGCCAATGGTGGAACCGATCCGCCATTCTGTACGTCTAACCTAGTGAGAGACAAGCTCTCACAACTTATCGGAAGGCTAAAAAATGGATATAATGGATATTGAGAAGGTATTACAGGGCTTAAAGATTGACCCGACAACCCCCGAGGATCTGGCAAAATGGGAGAGTTTCGTTACCAAATTGTTATCAAAATGTGCGTGAAGGTGGCTTGACACGCCTACACGGTGGGCGCATAATTCGGCTATCGGCACAAGCCGACCGACTAGAAAAGAGCAAAAAATGGAAGTTACTTGCCACGATTGCGGGACTGTATTCGATCTATTCTCCGAGGGCTACTCTAGCCAATACGTGACAGCCTGCGGAGAGTGCTGGCAAAATGAACAAGCGAACCGCGCACAGGGTGGCGTTATCGCTCGCAAGTTAGGTGCTTAATCATGGTGTATATCGTCGAAATTCGCGGACGGGGCGTTATGCCCCATGAGTTTAACTCTAAGCAAGAGGCGGAAGATTACGCCGTCACCATGACCGTCTGGCAAGGCGGACAGTATCGAATCTCCCGCGTACGTCGCGGATCGTTGAAGGTGGCATAATGAGCCAATATGAATATGAAATACAGGGTAACTACGGCTACGGATGGGAAATGCTCACCACCGAAAGCACAAAAGCGGAAGCACTCGACCAGCTCGCGACCTATCGCGCGAACGAGTCAATTCCGCTAAAGATTGTCACGAAAATGGTTCAGGCATGAGCCAGACTAATTGTCACCGTCTTAATGCACGGTAAGGCATTTTTGGGCTAATGCTGGCGTACTTTCCACGGTTCGCGCCGTGGAAGGTGCGAGGGTCTTAGATCAAGCACTCTCACGACTAGAAAGAGGAAAAAATGCAAGGTAAAGAGATTAAGAAAGTACTAGACACTATTACAGAAGAAAATCTCACTAACGGTTCACTCGGTGAGCTATGGGATGAAATGCCCGACCATGTAGCGGGCAAGAATTGGGTAGGCGAGATTGCCGACATGGCATGGTGCGCTAAAAATTGGCTAAATGATGAGGACGATTATACCGAGGATACAGTTACCGATCCTTCTATTCATCTTGCCGACGACGAGGTTGTAGACTACTACAGCAACATAAATAAGCGCGTGCAGGCACTCGCGCTATGGGCACGTCCTGAATTAGATGATGAGGTGCAAGAATTTTTCGGTGGAGAGGTTAATCCGACCCTAACCGATCTTAACTCTCACTATTTATTCGTAGCTATGCAAGGTTTAGCCTATCGAATTTTAGCCTATGCCTACAGCAAGGCTGAAGAGTTAGAAGAGGTTACCGCATAATGACTACACAAGAGCTAATGAAGGTCGAGCTAAGCTCGGATTGTGAGTG